CAAATCAAACAATGTTTTGTTTATTACAAAGAAACGAGCTATCAGTTCGATACAGAACGATTTTAACGACTTTAATTATGATTTCGATATAACTATCATAAATAACGAAAGCTTGCATAAAATCACGTCTAAATTCGATTTGGTAATATCAGACGAACATCACAGGATTGGTGCGTTTCCTAAACCAAATCAGTTTTTCAAAGAATTAAAACGATTTCAAGATACGCCAATGATATTTTTATCAGGTACTCCTGCCGTAGAATCAGCCTCGCAATGGTATCATCAATTTAGAGTCAGTTCGTTTTCTCCGTTCGTTGATGTTAATTTTTATAAATGGGCTAAAACTTACGTAAACGTTAAGAAAAAGTTTCTCGGTTACGCAGACGTAAACGACTATTCAGACGCAAATTTACCTTTGATTGAATCAATAATAAATCCGTACCTGATACTATTTACGCAAGAACAAGCAGGATTTACTACTTCAGTAAATTTAAAACCGATGTACTGCACGATGCAACCAAAAACGCAATCGTTAATTAATAGATTAAAACGTGATCTTTGCATCCAAGGTACTAACGAATTAATAATAGCCGATACAGCCGTTAAATTACAATCAAAGATACATCAACTTTGTAGTGGTACGATTAAATTTGAAAGCGGTAAATCGATGGTAACCGATTACACGAAAGCGGAATATATTAAACAACGGTTTACTGGTGTTAAAATTGCAATATTTTATTATTATAAAGCCGAGTATGATATGATTAAACAAATATTTGGAGATGATATAACGGATGATTTAGATACGTTTAATAATACATCAAAATCGATAGCTTTACAACAATATGCTGGAGCTGAAGGTATATCTTTAAAAAATGCGGAAGTACTTATATTTTTAAACTTTGGTTTTTCGGGTGTTAAATTTATACAGGCAATAGATCGATTAACAACGATGGAAAGAAAATCAAACGATGTTTATTTTTTATTTTCAAATAAAGGAATAGAAGAAAAAGTGTTTAAATCAGTAAAAGAAAAAGAAAACTACAACGTGCAATTATTTAAAAAAGATTATGAAATTTCAAAGTAAAATTATTAAGGAATACGAAGCCGATGGATGGTTGGTATTGAAAACGATTAGACTAAACAAAAACGGATATCCTGATTTATTATGTATGAAAAAAGGAGAAAACGATACCTGGATTGAATTAAAAGAAGGTAACGATACTTTAAAACCATTACAGAAATTACGTATAGACGAATTGAATAGTATAGGTAAAAACGCATTTTGTTTACACGAAACTAAAGGGTATATATATCCGTAAATGTTAAATATTTGTTAAGAAATATACAACGTAATATTTAAAGTATATATATTTGTAAAAAAAATAAGATATGAAACCAAGATGCGGTTGCTCGATTTACAAAGGCGTAGAAGTTCCAACATCAGCAAAGATAATTACTGATAAAAATAATCGTGAAGGATATTTTGTTGGAACCGTAAACGCTGAGGATTATTATTTTAAATATATCGATAATAACGAAATAAGGATTTTTAAATATCAACAAATAAAACACATTTTATGAAACGATTTTGTATTACACAACTGAACTACAGGAAAAATTTGTTTGTAGTAGAAGTAAAACTATTTGGTTTAATAACCATAAAAAGATATAAGTATAAAGAAATAGAAAAAGCAGTAAAAAAATTAGTAGAATTATGACACCAAAAGAAAAAGCAAAAGATTTATTTAAAAAACATCTAATTTACTTCCCTGAATTTTATAATGTAAGGGAATTTGATTACAATGAAGAAAAAGCCAAACGATGTGCTATAATGGTATGCGATGAAATACACGAAGCATTAAAACAAACATTCCATCAGATGCACAAGAAAACAGAGATGACTCCTGACTTATATTTATCAGAGTCAATAGCAGTTCATTATTACCAAGAAGTTAAACAAGAAATAGAAAAATTATGAAACAAATAACTATGTTATTAGCAATTATACTATTTATAAGTTGCGAAAAAGTACCTGAAAAAAAAGTTTCTTATAAGTACAAAAAAGGGGATATTGTTTATCTAAAGTTAGATGGAACTAAAGTTATGATAGAAGGGAAAATGTTATTGATGGATGAACCTACTTATCAAATTTATTACAAAAGTAGTGATGGGTCGTATGGTTCATGTACTATTCAAGAATTTTGTTTGATGGATAAAAAATAAATAAAAAAACTATGAAGCAAACACCATTACAAAGGATAAAACGAGTAATCAGTTTTTATTACAAACGAGGAGTAAACTCAGAACGTGTTAACAATATTTATAAAAAAATACTAAAATGTCAGAACAAGAAATAAAACAACTATTCAATATAGATATCAAAGAACGTAATAGAAAATTTGAATATTATATAATGCGTTTACTTTGGTCACAACAAAACAAATCGCAATTTAAAACAGTTACAGCACTCGGTCAATATCTTAATTTAGGACACGCAACGATACTGAATATGTTTTTAAAACAACACAAACACGCAAACGATCCTAAATTCAAAATATTAAAAGAAGCGTTCGATAAAAAAGATATTAACATTTTCAATAAATATTACGATTTAAAAAACAAACCGTATTACGAGCAAAAAATCATATTTACAGAGAACCGAACGGCACGTTACACCGATCAAATTACACGCAAACACGATAACAACGATAAAGGTTCAGCGATTATTTGTACGCCTAAAGATACAATGATAAACGTAATAAATAAACTACGAACGTTAAAGAAAAACAACAGAGCGTATTACCTTTGGAACAAGCCATTACCTAAATGGAATATAATCGATTGGGATTTGTATTTTAATATTTAGTATATTTGTACACATGGAAATGTACAAAAATCATTTAGAGTTTATAAAGTTCGCAATTTATTGCGGTGAAACGATATACCCTGAGGATTTAGTACAAGAGCTTTATATCCATATTCACGATAAACAAGTCAATAAGTCTTTTTGTCTGAAGTGGATATATTGGCGTGTAATGGATTTACGTTTGTTAAGAAAAAAACATCAAAGAATCGATATTTCAGAAATACAAGAAATGGCTGAGGTACCCCAATACGATTACATCGTAAACAACGAACCGCTACAAAACACACATTGGTTTCATAAACGTATCTTTGAACTGTATATCGATCAAGATATGACGATGCGAGAAATAGCAAAGGAAACTAAAATCAGCCTCGGTGTAGTTCACGAATCGATTAAAAAATGCAAAATAAAGATTAAACATTTTTATAATAAATAATATTATGGCAAGACCTAAAAAGAAAATCACAGGACTCGGTGATGCAATCGAAGCAGTTACTGAAGCAACAGGAATCAAAGCCGTCGTTGAAGCAATATCTGAAGCGACTGGAATCGACTGCGGTTGCGACGAGAAAAAGGAAATATTCAACAAATGGGTACCGTTCGGTAAACGTGTAATAAATTGCCCGACTGTAGAACAAATCGAGTATTTAAACGTTGTATTTATAGACGGAAAAATCCCAACGACGTTAACGTTTAAACAACGATCAGAATTAATCGTGATTTATAATTACGTTTATAATACACGTATCGAAAACAGTAGCTGTGCCGATTGTTGGAGAGCTTACCTAACCGATTTAAAACGTTTGCTGTAATGAAATCGCTACAACGAAGTATAAAACGTGGTAACGTTAAGATATATCAATCGACGTATATCGTTAACCATGACGGAACTAAACGCATCGTGTTAAAGAAAAAGACGAAGCGAGGCAAATGGGAAATTATTAATTAATTTGGATTTCAATTTTTTTCATTATGGAACAAAAAAAACAAAGAGGAGGAGCAAGACCGAATTCAGGTCGTATGAAAAAAGATGAGTTAATATCTTTGATCGAATCGATGGATGCTGTATTATTGCCAGAATCTGTTTGGATTGCCCTATCTGAAAAAGTAGAACAAAAAGACGTAAACGCAATCAAGACCTGGCTGCAGTATCGTTACGGAATGCCTAAACAAGTAATTGACCAAAATACAAATCTAAACGTTAACGAGGTTAATTTAAAAGAGTTATTAAACTTTGATAACACTAAACGATAAATATAAACCGTTATTCGTTAACGATAGTAGATATTACATTATAACAGGTGGTAGGGGATCAGCTAAATCTTTCGGGGTTGGTACCTTTGCCACCTTACTTTCGTTTGAGAAAAACCATAAGATATTATTTACACGCCAAACGATGACGTCTGCTCATCTTTCTATTATACCCGAGTTTCAAGAAAAAATTGAGTTGTTAGATAAACAGGATTTGTTTGCTGTAAATAAATCAGAAATAAAAAACACGTACTCGAATAGCGAAATAATATTTCGAGGTATTAAAACAAGTTCGGGAGATCAAACGGCAAATTTAAAATCATTACAAGGTATCGATACTTGGATATTAGATGAGGCTGAGGAACTTGTCGACGAAAGTACGTTTGATAAAATAAATCTTTCTATTCGTAGTTCGAAGCATCAAAACAGAATTATACTGATATTAAATCCAGCAACTAAAGAACATTGGATATATAAACGTTTCTTTGAAGACGCAGGAGTACAGGAAGGATATAACGGAACAAAAGACGATGTTACCTACATACATACAACGTATTTAGACAACGAAAAAAATCTACCTAAGTCTTTTATTGACGAGATCGAGAAAGTTAAGCAAACGAATCCTATTAAGTATAATCACGTAATACTCGGCGGTTGGTTGAATAAAGCCGAAGGAGTTGTTTATACCAATTGGCGTATCGATGCGTTTAACTATACAGATTATATTTACTTTGGACAAGATTATGGATTTTCAATCGATCCTTCAACGTTGGTAAAATGCGCTATTGATAAATCTAATAAACGTATTTACTGCCAGGAGTTGTTATATAAACCTGGATTGACAACGTCGCAGTTATCAGTCGAAAATAAACGTTATGCAGGTAATCAATTAATTATTGCCGATAGTGCTGAACCTCGTTTGATTGAGGAGTTACGTATGCAAGGCTGTAATATAAAAGGAATATCAAAGCCAAAGATTATCGAGCGTATTGCGTTGCTACAGGATTGGGAAATTATTGTAACGCCTGACTCAACTAATTTGATTAAAGAATTAAACAACTACGTTTGGCACGATCGTAAATCCGAAACGGCTATCGATGATTGGAATCACTTACTGGATCCGATCGGTTACGTATTATGGGAAGTAATCGGAGAACCAAACAAAGGAAAATATTACATACATTAATAGAACAATATTTAATTTAAAACGTTGTATAAATATGAGAATAGAAATAGAAGTTCCAGACAGTTTACAGGAAATTACGCTTTTAAGATTTCAGAAATATAGCAGGTTGATTTCAGAGAACGAACAAAGCGAATTTGTAAACCAAAAGACTATCGAAATATTTTGCGGTTTAGACTTCAAAGAAGTTGGTAAAATTAAAATGAACTCAGCAAATCAAATCTTAAATCATATCAATAATTTATTCGATGCTAAACATAAATTTGTTAAATCGTTTTTTATCGGTGGTATTGAGTTTGGTTTTATCCCTGATTTAGAAAATATATCTTTAGGCGAGTACGTCGATATCGATACTTATTTGCCAGACGTTCAACAATGGCATAAATTGATGGCTGTATTATATCGACCTATTAAAAGTAAAAGTGGGCATATGTACGAAATCGAGGAGTATAACGGATCGGATAAATACGCAGACGTTATGAAGTTTTCTCCGATGAGTGCCGTTTTAGGTTCGCAGGTTTTTTTTTACAATTTAGGGATCGAGTTAGTGAAATATACAATGGACTCTTTACAAGAATTGAGTCAAACGGAGCAGGAGATTATTCAGCAACATCTCAATTTGGTCAAAGGTGGGGATGGTACCAGTCAATATATGCACTTGCTGGATCAGATATACTCAAATTTGACGCTATCACTAAATTAACAATGCATCAAGCCTTTACGTGGTTAACGTTTGAAAAAGAGAAAGTAGAATTAGAAAATAAACAATTAAATGATATACAACGCAATAGATAAAATCAAATCGTATTTAGCAGATAACGATTTAATAACAACGATAACTGAAGGAGATATATTCGAGGTTGATTTAAACAAACAAACTTTATTTCCGTTGGCTCACGTTATTATGGGTAACGCTACACGATCGTCGAACGTTTGGCAGTTGGATTTTAATATATTGTTTATCGATATATTAGACGATACTAAAAGTAATAAGGTTGATGCCTGGAATAAAATGTTTCAAGCTCAAGCGAGAGTCTGCGAATTGTTAGAACGAACAGATAACACGTTTGTTTTAACAGGAAATCCGAGTGCTGAGCCGTTTACGGAAAGATTTGAAAACGATTTAGCAGGTTGGAGTTTATCATTCAGCGTATTATTTGCAAACGATATGACGATATGTTAAAAGAAGTTACTGGAAAGGCTTTAAATGATTTCGGTAAAAACGTGATAAAACAATCACGATCCAATTTAACACGTGCTAATGCTAAAAACAAAGGCAATCTATATAATTCGTTAGCTTTTAATTTATCTATCGGTAAATCGTCGTTTACGTTAGCTTTTAGTATGGAGGATTACGGTCAATTTATTGACGAAGGAGTACGAGGTGCTAATCCGAGCTCAGTTAAAAACGGAAAACAAAAAGCACAAGGAAGCCCGTTTAGTTTTAAGAATAAAAAACCACCGATGCAACCGTTGATGGAATGGGCTAAAAGTAAAAATATAAGGTTGCGAGATGCAAAAGGAAAATATACAAAAGGTAATTATCGCACGATTGGTTTCATTTTACAGAAACGAATATTTGCACAAGGTATTAAACCGACTATGTTTTTTACTAAAGCTTTTGTAAGTTCTTTTAAAAGTTTACCCGACGAAGTTGTTGAAGCATATAATTTAGATATACAGGAATTTTTAAAATACACAATAAAGAAATGAAAGTAATAGCAGCAAGAAGCCCTTACATAATCGAGATAAACGAAGCGAATCAAGTAGGTTCTAAATTAGAATTATTTATTTGGCATAAAGGAGAAACTGAACCAACTACTCCTACTTATACTTTAAGTAAATCAATTTCAAGTACAGTAAATCGAAGTACAGTTTATAATATAGCTCAATACATTTTAGAGAATATTGAAATAATCAATCCACAAGATACAACTGTACCTACGCAAGAGGATGATAATGTTTGGTGCTTTGCTAAAGTTAAACGTTACAAGTTAATCGGAACTACTTACACGCTTTTAGATACTACAGAATATATCGGTGTTGAAGGATATTCCAATTATATGGATGGAGCTAACGATTTAGTATCTGAACAATCGAGAGTACTTTTGTATAACAATGCAATAACGCATAAATATAATACTCGTTATGGTTATTTTAATTTATTAATTTTAGGTGACCCTGAGTTTCCTTTGAATGTAGAATATCAGGATGTAGCAAGTATAGATTTGTTTTTAACTGCTGATGAGATTTACAATTATAAAATACCTTTTATTTACGATGATACTTTTTCCGATAGGATTGTATTAACTCAAGAGGATAGTTTTGCTACTGTAAACGTAGAGCAAGTATGTGAACCAAAATATATTCCTGTAGTTTGTTCTTATATTAACAGATTTGGCGGATGGCAGTTTTTAACTTTCTTTAAATCTAATTCAACAGCAATAGAAACTAAAAGCAACGATTATAAGTTGATGCCTGATAGTTGGAACTACAACCCATTGAGAGGTCAAAAGCATACGTTTAATACAGATGGTACTCAAACGATAAAAGCTAACACAGGATGGGTTGATGAATCTTATAGCGAATTTATACAAGATTTGCTATTATCTGAAACGATATTAGTTGATGATAAGCCTGTAGTTATTAAAACTAAATCTACTTCTTTAAAATCATCTTTAAACGATAAGAATATAAATTACGAAATTGAGTTTGAGTATTCATATAGCTTAATTAACAACGTTATATAATGGTAGTAGCTTTATATATTTACACAGAACAAAGTAGCTCGGAGATTGTATCTTTGACTTCAGATAGTTCTTTACTTACTGCTGATGCAAGTACGATTACAGCTGATGCTACAGAAACAACATCTTTAGAAACTGTAATGGTATCACGTAGAATAGAGTTATTTAATGATGAGAAAATAAGCATCACATCATCTATTCAAAATGTAAATGATATATCAAAGATATTTACAGATTACTCTCAATCGTTTACTATTCCTGCATCTAAAGTAAACAATGATATATTTAAACATTGGTATGAAAATGCTATCGATAATGGTTTTGACCAACGAGTTAGATACGATGGTTATATTGAAATTGACGACGCTGTATTTAGAACGGGCAGATGGCAAATTGAAGGAGCGTCTGTAAAAGATAATAGAATTGAAAACTACAAACTAACTTTTTATGGTGTACTAAAATCGTTAAAGGATAAATTTGGAGAGGATAAGTTGATTAGCTTAAATACTATTAATGCATTAGCTTTTGATTATAGTTTTTCTAACGTTTACGATAGAGTTAAAACAGGTTCAGATAGCGGTGTAATGTTTCCTTTGATTTCAAGCAATAGATTATGGCAGTATGGCGGAGCAGGTGCAAATGATATTACAAATGGTTCTACAGGAATACATCCAAATGAGTTATTTCCTGCTGTTAAATTGTCTTCTATTCTTTACGCTATTGGAGAAAAATATGGAGTAACTTTTACTGGTAACTTTTTAAATCAAACAAGATTTTCACAGGCTTATCTTTGGTTAAAGAATAAAGAAACTTTTGTACAAAGGTCAAACATTTTAGATATAACAGGTTCTGTTGAATTGTTTGATATTGGAGGTTCTGATACAAGTAGAGAATTTTATGCAAACGTAAACGTTGGGGCAGGAGTTTTTTATATATTAAATGTATTTAAAGATGGTTTACCTTACGGTCAATTTAGCGGTACAGGTCCAGGAGTAGTAACTATACTTACTCAATTTTATCAATCGTTAAATGACCAATACACAGGTACCTATACTTTCAATATTCAAACAGACGTTGCTGATACGTTTAATATTGTATTTACAGAGCTTATTAACTCTGAAGATATGGGATATATTACAACTGTTGATAATAATTTTGATACAGGCTCAATAACTACTACTTCATTATTAGATTTAGCTGCTTATATGCCTGATATGAAGATAGCTGATTTCTTTAGCGGAGTTTTAAAGATGTTTAACTTAACAGCATTTTCTTTAAACGAAACTATTTATACTTTAGAGCAAATTGAAACTTGGTATCAATCAGGAACTATTAAAGACTTTACTGAATATACGTTTACAGATTTAGAATTTGAGCGTATTAAAGCTTATAAGAAAATAGATTTTAAATATCAAAAATGTGAATCGTTAATCAATAGAAATTTCTATGATGCGTTCTCTCGAGAGTATGGTGATTTGACTTATTCATTTTCAAACGATGGAGCTGATTATAATATAGAGTTACCTTTTGAGAATTTACAATTTGCTAATTTAGATGGAGCTAATTTAAACGTAGGTTATGCTTTACAGACTGCTCCTGATTATAAACCATATATATCTAAACCAATTATAATTTATAAATACGGTAATGTTAATGCTGCTTTTGATATGTACGATGGTAGTTCTTACGTTACTATACCAAATTATAACGCATTTGGGCAGGATGTAATTTACAATGGTGCTTTAAATAGTTTAAACTGGGGTGCAGAATATAGCCTGTATTCAAGTAATTATACAAACAATAGCTTATTTAATAATTATTATTTTTCTTACTTAAATAACCTTTATTCTTTAAAATCACGAATGGTTAAGGTATCGATGCGTTTACCTTTTACAAAGTTAATCGGATTAAAACTAAACGATAGAATTGTAATTAGAGATAAGCGTTATATCATAAACCAATATACAACTGATTTAGATACGTTTGAAACTAAATTTGAATTGATACAAGATTTTAGAAGCGTATTGCCTAACAATAATTTAAGCTTTAGGTTTAACTCAGATGAGCAGAATATAGTTTTAGATTATATTCCATACGATGGTTTAACTTGGGCTGTTAGAGATGATGTATTTAGCCAAGTAGATACTATTACTTATAATGCTGATACTATCAGTATTCACTTAAATAAAAATAACGAAGGAGTTGCAATTGGTTGTAGCTTACTTTCAAGTAATGACGATGTAATTTATATAACTCAAGATGCTTAAACATATACTCGATTTACTTCCGTTAGTGGAAATTGGAAAGTCTGAATTAATAGACTTAGCAAAAGGCAAAAATAAAATGCCATCAAATTTTAAAGAACTTAAAAAACAAATAAAATGGCAATTAAACAAGTAATTGAAATCGATGTAAAAACAACGGGAGAAAAACCTGTTGTTGATCTAAACAATAATTTAAAACAAGCAAGTCAATCAGCGAATGATTTAACAAATAATTTATCAAAGACTGATAAAGCTCGTGGATTTATATCGGGAGTTGGTGACGCTGTTGGTAAATTAAATCCTGCTTTAGGTGGTGCCGTAAAAGGTATGGATGGTTTGCTTGTTAAAATGTGGCAATTAGTAGCCAATCCAGTAGGAGCTATTTTAGCAGGTATTGTTGTAACATTGAAATTTTTATACGAGGCGTTTCAAAGTTCAGTTGCTGGTGGTAAAGAAATCAAAGCTATATTTGCAGGAATTGAAGCTGTAGGAACTCAGGTTAAAGATGCCATTTTTGGTTTAGGTCGTGCTTTAATAAACGTTACCGCTGCTGCTTATAAATTTATAACTTTAGACTTTAAAGGTGCTGCAGAATCAATGAAAAAAGCCAATACTGAGGCTTCAACATCTTATAAACAATTAGGAAACGCTATCGATGGTACTACAGCAAAATTAATATATAATCTTACTAAACAACAACAGGCTGTAGATAAGGCAAGAAAACAACAGGCTGTAGTACAATCTCAAACTAATAAATTACTTGTACAATCGAGAGAAACGTTAACTGACGAAACTGCAAGTATTAAAGATAAAAAGAAAGCATTAGAAGAAGTTACAAAAGCTGAAAAAGCATCATCTGCTGAAAAAGTTAGAATTGCAGCCGAGGATTTACGTATTGCAAAAGCGAGAGCTAAAGCAATGGGAGGAGAAGAAGAAAAGAAAGCAAAACAAGAGTTAAGAGATTTAACGATTGCTTTAAACGAAGCTGAAACTGAAAACGCTCAAACTGGTATCAAGTTAAACAAGCAGAAAAAAATGCTTAATAAACAGGAAGCAGAAGATGCTAAAGCTATAGCTGATGAGCAAAAAACAAGACAAAAAGAAGCAGCTGAAGCTCAAAAAGAAGCTTTAAAGAAAAATCAAGACGCAGAAAAAGAAGTTATTGACGAAAAATTAAGAACTCAAAAATTAAGTTTTGACGAACAACGAAAACTTGTTACTGCTGATAATAAACTTTCTGAAAAAGATAAAAAAGATTTTTTAAAACGTATAAACGAAGATGAAAGAAAATCTATCGAGGATCATAAAAAAGCGGTTAATGATTTAGAAATAAGATACAAAACTGATTTAGAAAATTTAAACGCTAAAACTGATCAACAAAAACTCGATTTACAAAAGCAAAGAGATTTAGACGAAATAAACCGTATTACAAACAACGAGGAAGAAAAAGCTCGATTGTTAGTTCAATACAATGAGAAATATAGAATATTACAATCTGAATTAGATGCTAAAACAAAAGCAGAAAACGATGCTAAAACTGCAGAAAGTAATTTAAAAATCGCTACTGATCAATCGTTAAGTAACGAAGTAAGACTGGCAGCTATACAAGCCAGAGAAGACGCAGAAAAAAATATAGTATTTAAAACTCAAGAGGAACGAACAGCTTACGAAAAAGCCAACGCAGACGCAAGAAAATCTATTGCTGATGCTGAGGCAGCTCATAAGGTTGCAGTATTTGCTAAAACATCAAGTTTATTATCTGCCGGAGCTGATCTGTTAGGAAAAAATACAGCTGCAGGTAAAGCTATGGCGGTAGCTGCGTCGATGATTAATACTTATCAAGGTATTACTGCAGAGTTAGCAACTAAAACAACTACACCGTTTGAAATAGGTTTAAAAATAGCAAACGTCGCTTTAATTGCAGCTACAGGTTTCAAGGCTGTAAAAGATATTATTAAAGTAAAAGTTCCAGGAGGTGGTGGTTCAACTTCCGTTCCATCTACAGCAGGTATGGAAGGATCGGCTCCTGCACCTCAATTTAACGTTATTGGTAATAGCGGTGTAAATCAAATCGCTTCAACGTTAGGAAGTCAACAACCAATTAAAACATACGTTACTGCTGGAGACGTTACAACGCAACAGGCTTTAAATCGTAATATTATAAACAACGCAAGTTTGTAAAATAAAAAAACCGATATAGAACAAAAAAACTATATCGGTTTTAAACAGATTATGAAAAGAGCAGTATTAACGTTACAAATATATATATATATTAAATTTACAAAGTATATATAATTATTAACATTTTTATATATATCAAATTTACAGGTGTATTTTTTACGAAAGTTTAAAATATGCCTTTAATTTTAAAATTTTTAAAACTAATTTTAAAGGTAAAATATCAATGTTTATCGTATTTCAAGCGTATTTTAAAAGGTTTTAATTTTAATTTTCTATATATAAAATATATTTTTAAAAATAAAAAAAAAATAAAAAAACTATTTTAAAATTAAAAGCCTTTAAAAACGTCGGTAAGTATTATAAACGTTAAGAATTTGCCTTTAATTTTCCTTTTAAAATTTTTAAAATTTTTAAAATATTTTAATGACTTTTTAACTATTGTATATATATCTGTTAAATTGATATACATTTTAAAAAATTAAAATATTCACTTAGAACGTAGTTTTAAGATATAATATATTAATAGATAGTATATATAAGGCGTTCCTTTTATTTAGTCTAAATAAACGTAACGAAAAAAAAATAAAACGAAAATCGAACAAACGTAATAAATAAACGTTGTATAGTTATGAAAGTTATAGAACTAATAATTTCAGACGAATTAAAGGATGGTATCGAAGCTATTTCAGTTGTCGATCGTCCTGCTATTGAGGAAAACTTTATAGCGTTATCCGAGCAAATAGAAGTTAAACTTGCTGAGGTAGATCCAGAGAAAAAAATCTTAATGGGTGCAGCTTTAATTCCTAACAAGCAAATATATCGTAAAGATAAAAACGGAAACGAGTTTTATGTTTATTTTTCATCTGAAACGATCCGTAAAGCATCAGAGTTATTTTTCATACACGGTAACCAATCACAATCAACGTTACAGCATAATAAAAAGTTAGAAGGTTTAACCGTAGTTGAATCTTGGTTAATCGATGACGTTGATATGGATAAATCTAAAAAATATGGATTTAGTTTACCAGTAGGATCGTGGATGATTTCAATGAAAGTTGATAATCCAGAAATTTGGGACAAAGTAAAATCTGGCGAGATCAAAGGATTTTCAATCGAAGGATATTTTGCTGATAAATTAGAAATGCAATCTGAAGAGGAATTATTAATTGAAAAATTAAAAACTATTATAAATGGCGGAACCAACTAAATCAAAGACAAGTCCTAAAAGTGGTAAAAAAGGTTGTTTATGTCCAGACGGCAAATATTCGTCTGAATGTTGCAACGGAGATTTACAAAACCAAGGAATAGGAAGCGATCAAGCAAATGCAACTAACGTTGTAATTAGATCATCATCAGAACGAACAATCACTAATTAATAAATATGAATCCAACTGAAATCTTAAAACAAGTAAAAGTTGCTTTAGGTATGGAAATTAAATTGGAACAAATGAAACTCGAAGACGGTATCACAATCGTTGAAGCGGAAAAATTTGAACCAGAATTTTCTATCGGAATAGCAACAGAGGAAGGTATCGTTCCAATGCCAATTGGGGAGTACGTACTCGAAAACGGTCAAGTTGTAGTTGTAGAAGTAGAAGGAATTATCAAAGAAGTTGCTGAGAAAGCAGCTGAAGAGGTAATGCCAGAAGCGGAACATCCTGCGGCTGAAATTACAGAACCACAAATGGAAGCAGAACAACCAGCACAACCAAAAAGAGTTGTTGAGTCTGTATCTAAAGAAACGTTTTTCGCATTACAAGAAAAACTTGACGCTTTAGAAGCAGAACTTGCTGAATTGAAAGCTCCAAAAGTTGAATTAGCTGCAGAAGTAACTGCTCCTATTCAATTCAATCCAGAAAACAAACAACCAGTTGAGAAAATCCTTTTTTCACAACAAAGAAAACAATCAACCAAAGATTTAATTTACAAAAATTTATTTTCATAATTATGGCTACCACAGTATCAATTACAACCAGTTATGCTGGAGAATTCGCAAAAAAATACGTTTCTCAAGCACTTTTATCTGCTCCAACTATTGCGAACGGATTAATCACAGTTAAACCAAACGTTAAATACAAAGAAGTATTGAAACGTGTTAACACAGGATCTTTATTAACTAACGCAACTTGTGATTTTACAGACACAGGATCTATTACTTTAGTTGAAAGAATTTTGACTCCAAAAGAACTACAAGTTAACCAAATCGTTTGTAAGACCTCATTTCAATCAGATTGGGAAGCAATGGAAATGGGCTTATCAGCTTATGATGCTTTACCTCCTTCATTCGCAGATTTTATTCTTGCTGAGTACGTTGCTAAAGTAGCAGCTGAAAACGAAGTATCAATCTGGAGAGGAGCTGCAGGAACAACAGGACAATTTGATGGTTTCGCTACATTGTTAGCAGCTGATGCAGCTTTACCAACAGCGAATGAAATTGCAGGAACAACTGTTACAGCTTCAAACGTTATTGCTGAATTAGGTAAAATCGTTGACGCAGTACCAGCAGCTTTGTACGGTCGTGAGGATTTATATATCTACGCATCTCAGAATATCTTTAAAGCATACGTTAGAGCTTTAGGTGGATTCGCAGCATCAGGAGTTGGAGCAAACGGAGTTGAAAACAAAGGAACTACTTGGTTCAACGGTGGTGACTTAATGTTTGACGGAGTTAAAGTTGTTATGACCCATGGATTGGCAGCTAACACTGCAATCGCTACTTACAAAGAGAACCTTTATTTTGGTACAGGATTAATTTCTGATCATAACGAAGTTAGATTGATTGATACTTCTGAAACTTTAGGAGACCAAAACGTAAGAATTGTAATGAGAATGACAGGTGGAGTTCAATACTCAATCGTTGAAGATATCGTTACTTACGGAATTACAAACTCAGCTAACTAATAATTAACTGAAATCAAATTAAAAAGGGTGGTGGAATAAACGCCACCTTTTTTTTTATTAATTTTTAAAACATACATCAAATGGCTTGCGATATCTCATTAGGAAGAAAAGAACCTTGTAAATCAAATCAAGGTGGATTAGCTGCAGTTTACTTTGTAAATTGGGGCGATATGTCAGGAGTTACTTACGATGCTACGAATACAGACGTAATCGAAGCAGTTTTAGGTACGCCATCGGCATACAAATACGAATTAAAAGGTGCTTCTAATTTCGAGCAAACAATTAACTCGGATAGAAATACAGGAACATCGTTTTTTACTCAAACATTAAACTTGAGTTTGAAAACGTTAACACCATCAGCTCACAAAGAATTAAAATTATTAACTTATTCTCGTTTCCAAGTTGTTGTTGAGGATAATATGGGTAATAAATTTTTGGCTGGTTTAGTACGTGGTGCTGAGGTTACAGGTGGTACAATCGTGACTGGAACAAATTTAGGTGACCAATCAGGATATACTTTAACAATTGTTGCTGAGGAACCAGTACCTGCTAACTTCTTAGATGGTACAATGACAGCTTTAGGTTTCACTGTAGTTGAAGGTGCATAAATAATATAGTTATTTATTGAAATTAAAGGATAGTTTAACGACTATCCTTTTTTTTATTAAAATAAATTGAACAAATTACAACTTTTAA